TATGTTTTCTTCGCATGATTCGCAGATGTGCGCCTTCATGAAGCAGCCGTCGGCCCATGTGTGGACTCGTTGAGTAGTGCCGCAGAGCAAACAGGTTTTGCTCATGAGAGCACCGCCTTGAGGTGCTTTGCCATCGTTTCTTGAATGCTGCCTTCATAGAAGAACTCGCTATCAAGCATCATAGAAAGGGAGTCTTCGAGATCAGGCTCGAAGCCTTCTTGTGTGCCTCCCATAGCGTTCTCAACGGCTTCTCTTTGAAGATCAATCATGATGCTTGAAAGGGTCTGGCGTGGCTTGAGGGCTGTGATACAGACGGGGAAGGTTGAACCGCATGGTTCGCATTCTGGGCTCGGACAATCAACGAAAGCCTCGCCTTCGGTGCTCATCCATGCAGGGCATTCTTGGCCGCATTCTGGACAGTCTGCCTTCATTCGCTCACCTCTTCCATGAGTTCTTCGTACATCTGTTCTTCTTTGGTTTGGGTCGGGTATTTTGGGTTCATTTTTGTTCGCCTCTATTCTGTCCTATCACTACTTACTATATGAAGGGATTGTTTGTTTAGGTTCTTATCTGGTCTTTCTTGAAGTGCTTCGGCATAGTCAGCATTCAAGATCAAAGCGCGGCACAGGCTCACGCCTTCCATTTTATCGGTGAGTCGGCAGAACTCAACCCACATTTTTTGGTGGGTTTTGTCATCGTGGGCGACTCTTGCAGCAAACATTTTTTTGAATGCTTGGCTTTTGAGTTCGTCCAGGGCTTCAAGTTCTGCATTTATTTTTTTCAAGATCAGGGTTTTTTCAATCGGGTTCATGGTTTCATCTCCTAAATTTCCCAGGCAAAAGCTTCGCGAGGTGAAGCTTTAGAATTGGGGGGCACACGTCACCCCTCAGCTATTTTCCTGGCGTTGGTTGGTCGCTACTCTTGCACCTCGTCGTTCAAGATCTTGGATTCTGTCGGTTCTGCATCTCGAAAGAGAATGTCCAGAGCGTTCATAAGAACGGCTGCGAGGTCGTCTATGGCATCCCATTTTGAGCCGTCTTGCAGGTTGTCAAAGAAGGATCGAACCGCCATGTCGTGAGGGTTTCCGCCCATCTCCTGGGCCATCTCGCAAGCGTTCTCAAAGTGGCTTGGCATCAATTGGTTGAGCAGGTCGTGAGCGTCATTCTGGCGAGGCAGACTTGAGAGCATGGCCTCCAAGTGGTCGCCCATCGTCTTGATCTTCTCGCTCACAGGGTCGCCCTCCATTCTTCGAGAAGGCTGACCCACTCGTTTGATTTCTTGACTTCATACGCCCACTCTTGAGCCGTTCCGTGGTGGAACTCTTCTCTTGTTTCGTAGTCGCCAAAGTCTTGAACGAACTCCGCCCATGAGATAGCGAACCCAAGATGATATTTCAGTTCCTCGCCCTTCTCTTCAATGAAAGTCATATCCTCCAGACGGCACGAATAAACGGCCTGTGTGCGGTCTTCTGCGAGGTCATATTCGTGAGCATCAACGAAGGCATAAACGGCCTCTGGGACAGCTATTTTGAGGTCTTTCATGAACTGAATGCAGTCGTTTGATCTTGTGATATTGTCGTTTTCTCGGTTCATGCGCTCGCCTCCGTTTTGAGAATGTCAGCGACCAGAGAGGCTTGAACCTCTTCGTCAATGGCGGTCAAAGGATCGACTCCGCACCTCATTTCATTGATGGCAAATTCCAGGGCTCGCGCCGTCCAAAAGTCGGTTTTACTCATCGTTCAGCACCTCTTTGATCTTGTTTTCCAAGGTGAAAATTTGGCCGTTCATCCATTGATAAAGCGACGGTTCAAGGTCGCCCTTTCTCATGGCTGCATGAAGCGCATGGCAAGCGTTCTCAAGGTGTTCCAGAGAGGCTTTTATTTGTGCGCTCATTCAAACCCACGCCCCGACTTCTTGACCTTCTGGGACACCGCATTCAAACCAAAGGCCGAACGCTTCATCAAGAAGGTTGCACTTTCCAAAGTGGTAAGTGTAAGCCTCCGAGCCGAACCAATCACAATAAAAGAAAGACCATGTTTCTCCGTTGTCTTTTGTCTGGAACTCTGCATGAGGCCCGCCCGTAGTGACTACGAACTTATGCCCGATGATTCTGCGCTCGTCGTCTAAGATCACCATTATGGGTTCTTCCATCTCGTCGCCTTCGTCATCGTACCATTCTTCAACTTCAATAGGTTCGGTCATAGGATCAACGCATAGGCAGTTCGTGTTTATGGGGAGTTCTTGGGTTTCTCCGTCGCGGTATTCTTGCACCGCTTCTTCAAGCGATTCAAGCACCGCTTCAAGGTATAGTTCTCCTGCTGGCTTCGTGGGTTCGGGTTGTCCGTCCATGTTCTTCCCATAACTACCACCCATATAAAGGGTGTGTATTGTTAGACCCTGCGGGGAGCTGAACGATTGACTGCGCCCCTGCTGATATTGCCCCGCTTGCTGATCTTGAACCTAAACGATGGACTGCGAGCCTGTCAGCTGAAAGCGTCAAAATAAGGCACTAAATAAACAAGGTGGGGGTATAGCCCAAGGGGTACAAAACGCCCAGAACCACCCTTAAAACGCCCAGAAAGGGCAATCGCCCAGAATGGACGCGATGACCCCTCCAAGGGTAAGAGGACTACGGGGGGTACGAAATGCCCAGAACACCCCTTAAAACGCTTAATTTGGCATAGTGCAAAATAAGCACTTTCGGGATTTCTTGAAGATCAGCAAAAGCGCACGTCAAATGATGATAATAATAAACGCCTTTCGAAAAGGGATTAAATGAAAATCAATCAAGCGGTGTAAAAATGAAACCAAGTGTAAAAATGAAAGTAAGTGTAGCAAAAAACACCTGGTGCAAAAATGAAACCAAGTGTTCGAGATTGCATCAAGTGTAAAAAATACACCAAGTTCCAGGAATGAAACCAAGTGCAAAAAGTAAAGCGACCCGATTAAAAAAAATGCTGATCTTTTCGAGATTTTCAAAAAGTCGTTTTTTCCTGGGCTCGCGATTTTCTCGGAGATCACGAGCCGCAGCAGTTCGGGGAAAATTCAAGATCAGGGATTTTTAACAATCTCGCAGCTATTTTTCAAGGTACAGGCTACGCGAGGAAAGCTCCCGCCTGGATTTTCGCGGCCCTGGGCCGTCGCCATGCTGACGGGTGAACGTCTTCAAGATCGTGCTTTATTCCTCTTCGTCGTTCATCTCCCAAATATAGAACTCGAAGTTCAAAGAGTCCTCGTCAAGTCCGAGCAAGTCCCGCAGATGGCCGAGCCTGTCGGTCAATTTCTCCGCGTCGTCGTAGTCGCTGAATATCGCATCCATGTCGCGGCATCCAAACCCAGAACCTGCGCCACCGTCTTCAATGCTCGGCAGGTCGTCACACAGACCCCAAAAGAGGCCGTCCATCGCGTCGCCCTGTTTCTCTGTGAATGCTGACGGATTGTATGAAAAAACGACCTTGAAAAGTTCGGGGTTTTCAAGATCAGGATTCTCGTTTATCGGTTCAAGATCAGTGCAGCAAGCCACACCGTTGAACGCGTCCTCGTCGCACATCTCATCTCCACAGGTCGGACAGAATGCCGCACCAAATGAACGGGAATCGTGGGAGTCTTCGCAGCCTTGGCCGCAGGGACAGACGACCTTCAAGCCATCACCTCAACAGTTCCCGCCTCGGTGAATCGGACGATGAGCCCCGATTGAATCGGGGAGAACTTGCCATCATACCACACCTTGAACTCGTCGTCTTGGAATGGATTGAACCCGACTGTCGCGCCGTTGGGTTTGAGGTTGCCGAGGTCTTCAAGGACATGGCCGACGAGCCACGCGCCGACGGTTCTTTTTCCAAGACCTGCCGCACCGCTTGAGGTCTTCTCGCCCTTCGGTGTGCGGATTCGTGCCAGAGTAGCGGTTGAGATCTTGGATTCTGTCAGCATCACGGAGATGCTCGGAACTCGAAATGATTTGCCGCCCTTCGGAGTCACGACCCACCCGTTTGATGCGTTGCCGTTGAGGTTGCGATGAACTCGGATGCTCAAAGAATCGCCTCCACTTCGCAGCAGTCGCAGAGAACTTCAATGCAGTCACCATCACGGTTGAACTCCACATTGTCGCCACAGTCAGCAGGACATGGGAGGTCGTCCCATCCGAGGATAAGACGGGCGAGGTCGTGGCCGTTGGTGTCAATGTGGTGCATGACATGAGAACGGAAGAGGTCGTTGTGTTCTGCACCCTCAAAATTCGGGGAGTAATTTGAGCCACCTTGCCAAGTGGCGCAGGGAAGAGAAGCAGCCGCCTCAATGTGTCCCTCTGCTGCATGGAAGTCGCAGCAGGTCGGGGTTAGGTCACGGATGAGGGAGGCCATGAAGTGCTCGTCTTGTGGGAGCATATTCTCACGGTAAGCATGGAGGAGAGCGACGGCCTGTTCATGGCTCAAGGCGTTGATGGAATCGGTAAGGGTTGAAGCGTCTGCACAGTCAGCAGAGCACCACGCAGAGAACTCGTTGGTATCGTGAAGGCATTCACCCCCGCAGGTTTCGCATGGTCGTTGGTCGGGCTCGGTGGTCGGGCGGATGTCGTCGGACATATTCCCTCCTGCACTACTCCACACATAAAGGAATCGCAGACAAGCCCCCTTGAATGGGGGATTCGCAAAGGGTCGGTTTCTGCCGTTCCTCGTTGTCCTGTTGCCTCGTTGGTGCATCGGTGCGGGTCGTGGCACTACTGCCCCAAAGAAGGCCACACAGAGGCAAGGAATGACCAGATGCGACAGCATGGCGGATATGCTGAGGCACACGTCATGAAAGAGGTCATTTTGAATCAAGATCTTCTTTTGCACCATGCAAATTTTGACCCCATTTTTAGCTCAATTTTTGACAAGATCAGGCCGCCCAAAACCTGGATTTCCCTATCATGATAGGTATCAAAATAAAACCAGGTGTAATTTCGCACACCGTTCATGATAGGGTTTCCCGCCAAAAATCCACACCGACGCACACAGCTACTTCGCTCACCCTCTCTCAAAATCTCCAATAATTTTTTTTCAATTTTTTTTCAAGGAGTATTTTTTTATCTGCGTTTTTCCAGCAGGTGCTCTTAACGATTGCACTTTTTTATCTCGCTTCAAATACGCATTTAACTCTCGAATACTTGGCGTTCCGCCCTTCATCAAATCATACAATTTATCTCGGATCAAGCTTGACTCTATCCAGCCTTGCCCCTCCATCACTTCATGAACGTAGTCGGCCAGGCTTTTCCTCGTCATTCACCAAAGCCCCACATACTTACCAGGACTTGGCCTCTTACTGTTCGTCGTTTTACCGCCTTTACTCCAACCAGAACTGTTTGCTTTACCAACGGCCACAGGTGCAGCTCCACCCTCTCTATGCGAGAAGCAATCAATAGCATGAGCAAGAGCCATCGTCGTATCGTTGTGCTTCCCCAAGTCCACAATATCACCGCCCTTCCAGACGTGACATTCCAATTCGTCAAGTAGCACATCTATGATCCGCCTCGTTTCATGATCGCCATACGGGAACACCACCTTGCCCTGCTCGAACCAGACTCTAAGCCTGTTCAACAGAGCTTGCTTCAACGACTTGTTGCTGACCTTGCTCGGCCTGTAATCAACCACCGCACCCGTCTGCGAAATCAAAGATTCGTAAAGCTGCTGAAAACCAGATGTTTCCGCAGAAAGCGTAGCATTTCCGTACATCTTGCACCATTCGACTAATTTCTCTGCTTGCTTTGTTGGTGGAAAATCATTCCTTCTCCACACATTGACAACGTGCAAGTAGCCCTGTTCATCTTGTCGAACTGCAATAGCCACCGAGTAATCCTGTCCTAATCCATGAGCAGGGTCAAATCCGATAACATACCTGCCTCCATGATCCTTTGAGTATGATAACTTAGCATCCATGTCCAGGTTCTTTCGAGTATGTGTTCTCGGATAGGCTGCTGAATCATCATCCATCACCTTGCACAGATACTCCTGGGCAAACGCAAGATCGCCCATAGCCCCCTTCTGTTCCATGATAAACGCCAAGCTCCGTTGTTGAGGCCAAAGCACCTGCGGTTCTATTGCCCCTGCACTTGAACGCCATTCATCCCAATTAGGAATTGCCGACCATGTTCCGCTTTTCCAGGCTTCATTCGATAACATCTCCGTATGATACAGATCGACTGCGCTCATCGGTGTCCCAACGCAATACAGGCTTGTCCCTGGACTCAACATAGGCGTGACAACCTTCTGCAACCAAAGCCTTACCGAATCCATAGGCGTATCGCCCATGTCCGTTAGCACATCGTCAAGAGCAATACAGGCTGGATGCTCACCACGCATAGCTGCGCCCATACCTGTTGCCTTGATCCAAGCACCATTCGTAAGCCTAAGTTCAAATTTTCCTCCCCGTTTATCGTCAATGAATTTCCGCAATTCGGGGTGTCTTGTCAAATCCTCCCGAATCTCGTTCAATCGGTTGCTGGCGGTGTCCTTCGAGGCTGAAAAAAGCCAACAGGTGAACGGTTTGTCCCTCCATTTAGCGAACAATGCCTCATGTAGCAGCTTGATTCTCAATGTCGTGGACTTGCTATGATCTCTGGGCGCAATAATACAGACCCTATGCACCTGTGCATCCTTGCGATCCGAATACAGTTCAAGCCATTCATCAATGTGCTCACCCCGATTGTAGCCAAGCCATTCATAGAAGTAGCCTACGTCATTCCTTGAACGCTCAAGGGCGAATCCCCTCATACTGTCGAACTCCTTACAGCAGCTTCGATCTCAACGCCACATTGATTACAATAAAGGATAACTGTTCTGGCTTGCTCATTTACTTGAGCAATCTCCCATCGGTGAGAGTTCCAAGCGTTAGAGCATGGTATCATGGCTTAACTACGACGAATGCGATAAATCAAGGTTCGCACTACTGCTTTCGCCATCGGTTGTAGCCAATCACTCGCCTCATCAGCAAATACATAAAGTTCCTCCAAAAGTTCATTCTTCTTCAGCCTCAATCATACGAACTTCTGCACCGCACCCAGAGCAAATAAGAATTGAAACCATACCCTCTCCTTCCATGTCCCATTCGTCTTTCATGAAGTCGCTTTGCCAAATCAAAGGACTGCGACACCACCAACAAGGCGTAGTGGGCGTTTCGTCTGGATCACCTTTAGGCCAATAATCTGTGATAATTGTTCCCGATCTATCGTTAATTTCATGCACTACTTTGTCTGTCATACTCTCACTTCATATATCGCAGCGTCTTAGATTATATTATGGCTGATGATGCGATTCTCCTGATCCTCTCGAATCACGGAGAGCGACTCACCAGCATTGAATCGGACGTGCATGATATACGCACAGGGATTGAGCACATAAAGGATAGTCCTATTTTCGCCATTGAACGCTATGTCCGTCGAAAGGTTGCTCAAACAGGTGGCGTTATCGGTCTTGTATTATTCGCATTCATGGCCTTTACTCAATGAATACCTTGAAGAATCGCACACCCCATCAAACAAACATGGGGATTCGGCAACGTATCGTTCAAGCGGTCACAAGGCGCAAGCCAGACCAACCTTCAACTCCGATTCCTTCAACCTCTGGCGTTGTCACTCCCCATACCCAACACTCCTTTGCTGCTATCGCAGGGATCAGCGACATAGTGAAGGACACAAACAAGCTCCGCACCACCGCCAACTACGATAATGACTTTGACATATTCGATGCTATGGTTGAGCTTGACCCCGAATTGAACGGTGCAGTTCGCTCTGTATCGCTTACAGGCAACAATTATGGCATTGACTATCGTAAAGCCAAGAATAATCAAATCCGAAACGCCATCAAGGAACTAACAGAGGAACGCCTGGACTTTGACGATCTCTTGGTATCAACCATGCGTGATCTCATGGTGTATGGAAACAGTATCAATAAGCTGGTTGGTCGTGCAGGTGACGGCATTAGCAGGGTTCAATCCCTCCCGATTAAGCAAATCACTATCACCGACGACAGAGAACCCCTCGAAGTCGGCTACTCTGGTGTTTATGCAACAGAGGCTAACCCAATCATGGAGGCGAAGTATTACCGTTTCCGTGAGCAACAGGTGGATATGCAAACATTCCCTGCCGATGAGATACTTCACTTTCGCCTTGATGCACGTTCTAATTGGTATCAAGACTACTTGGGGCGTTGGACTTACGGTGTTTGGGGCGCATCCCGTTTTACCTCCCTCAAGCAAGCCATCCGAGCCAAATACAACACCATTAACAACCGCATAGCCCTACAAGACGCTCTCACCCGCCAATACATCAAGATCGGCAAAGAGGCTATCGAAGGCATACCAGACCCCGAAGAAGCAAGAGAGCGACTTACACACATTATGGATCAGGTCGGCTCTCTCATGGAGAACCTTCGAGCAGACCAAATCCCTATTCTCCCCCACTACGTTGAGATGCACCATGTTGATATGAGCAATAGCATTCCCGATGATACGAACTTCTTAGATTCAATCAACGCTGACATATCAGCCGTTCTCAATGTCCCAAGAGTAGCTGCGGGTCAAGAGTCTGGTTCAACATTTGCAGCCACTTACAATGCAAATATGTGGTCGGTCATGGCTATTGAACGCTTACAAACAATCGTAAGCGAGAAGATTCGTGATTTATTCTCGGATCACCTCGAACTCATGGGTATTCCTCACAAGCTCTCCGACCTGCCTCCACTTGTCTTTGAGTCTGTGGACTCCGAATCACCACTACACAAGATGCAACGAGCCAAGATTGGTGTTGAAGCAGGTATTATCACAGTCAATGAGGGTCGTGAGATTAACGACATACAACCCTTACCTCAAGGAAACGAGCTTAAACCTGCAAAGTCAAGCAACCCTAACCCAGAGATGCCCAGACCAGGAGAGGTAAGCCACGATGTTAAACCGACTGCGTGAAACGGTGATAGAGAAATGGAGTCAAATGAAACAGGCGTTCCTCCAACTTGCTCTCATTCTCCGACGTGCATAAAACAAAACATGAAAATAAGAAATATGTGTTTAACCTGTCAATTGAAACAAGCATTAACCTGGACTAAACCGTATTGAGGTGAAAAAAATGTCAAAGAAAGAGAACTCATTTAATGACCGCATGGTATCAAAGACTGTCTTACCTACAATTTACCTGTGGCTACTTGCCTCTGGTGCAGTAGTGGCTATGGGTATATGGAAGCCAGACGTAGTTCTCACCAACCTTGACGGCTTTATCGCACTTATCGCTATCATTAGCGGTGTAGCTGCGCCAGCATTAGCCACTATCCTTCGTATGTGGGAGTCCGAGCAACAAATTGAGATTGACAACATAGGTGTCGGTCTTGAAAATGAGCGCACACTTGACACAGTTCGCAAAGAACACATCATTGAGATGGAGAAGCAGCAACTTACCCACGCCCATGAGATGAGCAAGTCTGCACAGGAACACACACAGATTGTTGAAAAGCACCAAGAGTCCTTAGCAAAGCTGACTCCGATTCATAAAATGGGTGAAGAGTGATTAAAATGCCTGATCCAGAAGATGAACTCGTCGCAAGAGCAAAAGTTTTAGCAGAAGCAACAGGAAGGGACTTTGAAGATGTTATCGCTGATCTGGCTGATGATGGCATCCTTAACGAGTCGAATAAAAAAAACGAAGCAGACCTTATCACGCAACTCAAAGAAGCTGCGGAACTAATGAGCGCAGTTCAAAATATCAACAAAGAAGTGGCCGAGAACACAGTCCTTAACGGTGGCGACAACAAAACCAAAGTCAATGTTGATACAACCCTCGAAGGCGACGTTGTGGATAGAGCCATAGCCAGCGTCAATCGTAAAGTAGTCGAACTAAAGAAAATAGCCTTAGTTATCGCCCCTATATTTTTACTCCTTAGTGGTGGCTCTCTTGAAGCCCTGGGCGTTATCAATATGTTCGGTGACGACGAAAGCGACGATAATGAAATGTATAATGATGATTATTGGGGTTGCACCGCTTGGGATGCAAGCAACTATGATCCAATGGCTAATATAGACGACGGGACTTGTTATTGGGACAATACTCAACCAACGTGCCTGTCCGATTATCAATGGCATGACTCATTCGCAACATTTGACTCAAACAAACACCTCCGAGTTAATGCGGTATTCATAGACAAAGCCAGCTGCAACGACGAGCGAGAAGGGCAATTTGTCGTGCAGATCAACAGAGATGGTGAATGGTATGGAGATATGACATGGGACAATCACTTCAACAACAGATGGGAAGCAGATTATCTTTGGTCGGATTTGCCAGACGGTGAGTATGATGTGGAGATGTGGGCGTATATGGATGGTTCATCCTGGCATTGGAACTTAGATGGTCGCTGGACTGTCGAAGAAGAAAAGTGTACGACCAACCTTGAGGCTGACGAGTCTTGGGCGCAAGCAGTCTTTAACGAGTCAAACAACATTGAAGTTCATATTGAAATCAACAACCTTGACCCAGACTGCCCCGTTGAAGTCGAAGTCATGGTTTCTGTGTATCTCAATAACTCGTATCAATTCACTATGGAGAATGATGAATTAGGTCGCTATTGGGTCTATGAGGATGCTAACATTAAGATTCGTGACTCTCGTATTGACAACCTCGGTGATGGTGATTGGAGCTTTGAAACAAGATTCATTCCTATTGATGAACCAGAATACTGTTGTCAAATGACAAATGTTGTAAAAATTGAATGAGGTGATATTATGCCCGAACCTACACCAAACGAAAGTCGCAAGTCATTTATGGTACGCTGCATGGATGATGATAAAATGAAAACGCAGTTCCCCAAATCCGACCAACGCTATGCCGTATGCAATTCATACGCTGACGAATCGGATGAATATGCTCTTGATCCAAAGAAGGGCGATACTCCACTTGATGATATGGTCGGTTCGATTGAGGCTGCATCTAAGCTCGGCACAGTCGTTCTTGACTTTGAAACGGTTGAAGCACTACAATACGGACGACCAGGCAAGAATGACCCGCGCAAGACTCCCGCTAAACCAAGCGAGCGTCGTA